GATAGATGTACAAACGTACCAGAACCTTGTGCTGGTAAATTAGTTAAATTACTACCATCACCATATAAGAAATCTCCAGTAACAGTATTAGCACTTATATCTAATGTTGTATCAAATCTACTTTCAGTGTCATTCCAATATGCATAACCTAAATCTGTCGGAACATCTTCTCTAGTTGCTACAGCTTGGGTATTTCCAGTTGTACCAACTCTAAATGTTTGTGAAGATTCTTCAAATAATATTGTGTACATATCACCAGTACCTCTATCTACTTCTAATCCAGCGTAGCCTTTAGTTACTGTACTTCCAGTTTCACCGTAGTTAAGAGTTAATGTATTATCTTTTATTAATAAAGTTTCAGTATTAGCGGTTATAACATCACCAACAATAACCATATCACCATGAACTTTAACAGTTCCACTCATTACAATATCACCAGTTGAATTAATTATTTCACCTGAAACATCAATATTAGTAGCACTTAATGTAGGTACTTTAAGGTTACCTGACATTGTGTCACCACTCTTATTAACAAAATCACTATCTAAACTACCTTTAGTAAAATGAATAGAAGTATCTGCACTATGTGAGTTATAAGCTGTAGTTAAAGTAGTTACATTACCACTTACGGTAGCAATGTTACTTGTATTAGTTATCACATCACCACTTACAGTAGCTATATCGCTTGTATTAGCAGTTATACTATTTGTATTATTATCTATAGCAGTTGCTAGAATCCCAATACTTTGAGTATTACCAGTTATAAGAGCAGTATTAGTATCAATAGCACCACTCAATGCAGTGATATCACCACTTTGGTCTAAACTAATTAAATCAACAGTATATGCTGATAACCCATCTGTTCTATCAAAATATAAATTATTATTTAATAAAGTTGAACCAGTAGTGTAATAATTATTATCAGCTGGTAAACCAGTAAGATTTGAACCATCACCGTAATATGTACTGAAATTAGCGTCAACACCATATACTGTATTATTAGCTGTTGCTGTTAAACCACTACCACCTAATATAATACTATTTAATATATCATCATTAACTGTACCACCTGTACCACCAAGGATAGCTGAGTTAGTAGCACCAGTTCCTATATGTTGATTAATACCACCTAATATAGCTGAATTATCAGCTAACGCACCATAACCAAATATTTGATTACTATTATTTTCCGAATGATTAAATGAAGTTTGACCAGAAGCAATAATTTCTATACCACTACTACCCTTACCACCACTATGTGAACCAATACCATAGGTAATAGTATATTCACCTTCAGCATGGGAGCTATCACCCGATGCTGTTGTATTAACACCTTCGGCATGTGAATAATCACTACCAGCTAGAGTTGCGGAACCTTCAGCATGTGAACCAACCCCAGAAGCTACACTAGTACTACCTTCAGCATGTGAACCAATCCCAGAAGCTTGTGTGTTATCACCTTCAGCATGTGAACCAATCCCAGAAGCTTGTGAACCATTACCTTCAGCATGTGAACCAACCCCAGAAGCTACACTAGTACTACCTTCAGTGTGTGCATAATCCCCAATTGCTTTAGTATTACCACCTTCAGCATGTGACCAAGTACCTGAAGCTATACTAAAAAAACCTTCAGCATGTGATGCTTGAGCAGTTGCTTGACTAAAAAACCCTTCAACATGACTATAATCACCTGATGCTATTGTAAAACCACCTTCAGCAACACTATTATTACCTGTTGATGTATTTCCACCACCAACTGTTTTAATTGAATTAGTTCCGCTAGAACCTGAAGTCCAAAAAGCGTCTCCAGCAATTAAACCAGTAAGGTTTGAACCATCACCGTATAATGTATCTCCACTTATTGTAGTTGCTGATAATGTAGGTGTTGTTATAGTACCACCAAATGTTGCACCACTTAAATCAGCTTTATTATCTAATGATATTTGTAAATTAATAACTTCACTAATTGGGTGTGTATGGGCTGAACTAACTAAATTAGATAACGTAGTGTTATGTGGGTTAGTTGTATCACCAGTATGTGAATCAAATTGACTATCTAAAGTAATTACATTACCACTTACGGTAGCAATGTTACTTGTATTAGTTATTACATCACCACTTACGGTAGCAATGTCTGCTGTGTTAGCCGTTATACTATTTGTATTATTATTTATAGCAGTCGATAAAATCCCAATACTTTGAGTATTACCTGTTATAAGAGCATAATTACTATCAATTGCTCCAGATAAGGTTATAACATCACCACTTACCGTAGATATATCAGCAGTATTACCTGTTATAAGGGTAGTATTACTGTCAATAGCTCCACTTAATGTCGTTATATTACCACTTTGGTCAAGACTAGTTAAATCAACTGTATAAGCTGATAACGTATCAATCCTATTAAAATATAAATTATTATTTAATAAAGTAGAACCAGTAGTATAATAATTATTAATTCCAGTTAGATTAGCTCCATTACCGTATAATGTATCAGCACTCATTGTAGTAGCTGATACAGTATTAGCTGATAATATAGGTACAAATAGGTTACCCGTCATTGTATCACCTGAATTATATACGAAATTAGAACCAATTGCAGCTGCAATTCCAGTTAATTGACTACCATCACCGTGATAAATATTAGCTGTTACATCACCTGACACACTTAATGGGGCCATTGTAGTTGTACAAGCTGAATGTATTGTAACACCACTAGTTGGGTTATTAAGTTTAGCAGTACTTAAATAACAAATTGTTTGACCAGATGGGTCAGTTGAATATATTGTATTACCTGAACTAACATCTAATACTATTTTATCTATATTTGCAGTACCTAATACATTTGTGAAATGAATACCACCACCATTTTGGTTAGTTATATTTCCACCAATTTTTAATTCACCATCATTAACATTCCCAGCTGTTACTTGAACAAATGGGTTAGATGTTGAAGCTGAATGTGTACCATAAATATCAACACTAGTTTTACCAATAGCATAAGGTGATATAATTAATGGAATTCCTTCACTTCTAGAAGTAATATCTTCTAAAATAATATTATTATTGGCTCTATTTTTGATATAACCTAAAGAACCATAACCTTCTAATAATGATTTTTTTACACGTAAATTAAACGTACCACGATATGATTGATTGATTCCACCATAAATTGCTGGGTAAACACCATATGCTCTATTAGCTGATATACCACTTACATTTAAGTTTCCTATTTCAATGTCTATAACTGAATTATCACTATAATCAGCTGTTTGGTTATTATAATCGAATGCAATACCAGCATTTGTAATTCCACTAGTTGAGTTAGGTACATTTAAATAACCAATTTTACCTAATACATTTGTTGCACCACTAAATACTCCAATTCCATATGAATGGAAACCCCTAATACCGATACCAGCTGTACCAGCCCAAGTAGGTTCTTCACTAAGAATAATTTGATTAAAATCAAATGTATGTGTTCCACCTAATTTAGGTTCTAATGAGTAACCATAGAAATTTGTTGAACCTTTGATTATATTACCTTTAACATTAGAATATTTTATATAATCTTCAATTTTAAGACCACCTAAATTTACATAGATACTATCAAATTCAAAATTTACAGTTGTATCACTATTTATAAGACCTTTAAAAACAAAAGGATATGCTTGTGTAAGGGCTGATGACCCATTATTACCATCAGCATAAAGTTTTAAGTGACCAGTGATTGAATAATTACCACCAGTAGATGGGATAACTTCTTCAGTGAACTTAAATATTTGACCAGTAGTTACTTTATAAGTAACATTAGCACCTTCATGGAAATGATATGTTACACCTGATTTAGCCCAGTTTCCACCTACATATTCGTACTCACCCGGTAAGAATTCAATCATACTACCACTGGTAGCATAACTTACAGCTGAAAATGGTGTTGCAAATACTGGTGTATCTGATGTCATTGCTTTCGCATCATCACCATTAATTGGGTCTACATATACAATGGCTTTTTCTTGAGTTAGTCCACTAACATTGAATGTACCACCAGTATTATTATTAAGAGTTAACACTGAATTATCATAAGTACCACCAGTTACTACAACTTCAGTAGGTAAACCAGTAAGATTTGAACCATCACCGAAGAATTCAGAAGCTGTTACAGCACTTAAAACTGTTAAATTTCCATTAACAGTTATTGTATTACCAGTACATGGGTTAATTATACTAGTATTAGTAATACAATCACCACTACCACCTTGGTCACCTATTATAAAGGTTTTATTTATGTTTGAACTATTTTGTTGTATTGTCATATCTTATAATAAATGCCGTTTAATGTAAATCTACCTTCTAATTGTGCTGGTTTTGTAATAGTAAATGTTAAACTATCACCTTGAGCCGCAACAAATGGTACTGTTACAACGTTATCGTTAAGTGTCATAATTAATGAATTAATATTCAATAATCCACTTAATTCTGTGAATTTTATGTCAAAACCAACTTCAGTGGTAAAATTAGTATCAGAGTTAGGTTTAAATATTAAATAATATGTTATTAAACTTGTATCTTTACTTGCTTTAATTTTCACTATTGGAGTTTTTAAATTCTCTTTTGTTTCATATAATAATAATGCTCTATTTTTAGCTGGTATTACTAAGAATTCATCTTCATCTAAAAGATATCCTTGTAATCTCATTTCAAATAGTTGAACATAAAATCTTCTATTCTCGAAATCACTTATTGGACTTTCATCACCAACTGTTTCTAATAACACTGGCATTGGATGCCCATTAGGTGCAATATAAAATTGTCTAGACCTAAATGCTTGATGTATTTTCTTTTGAATAAGGTTTAAATCCCTCATTTTATTACAAAATAATCTTACTTCATAGTTCATATCAACCGCTGTTGGTTGAGGTATTTTATAAACATCAACACCTTTTCTTATCCCATCCCACGTAGGAACTTGATAATAAGTGTAATTTAATCTAGCAGCTGTATTCCATAAACTTTGTTGATTAGTTCCCGGTTGTACATCTGGTTTTCTAACTATCGTTATAAATGGTATTTTAATGTTTTTATGTTTACCTGTAAATTCCCATGTTCTACTAAATTCAGCCCATCTTTGTAATGTTAAAAAGATAACTGGAACTTTCTCACCATCAATAACTAATTCTAAATCCTTTTCAATAAAATCAATAAAAGATGAATCCATATCTTCATGCATTACACCTCTTGGTAGATAAGTTCCCTTATCCATTATCTGGTCTAACAATTCTTGTCTTTGTTCAACACCAAACTTCTTCGGTGTTATACTAAGATTTTTTCTATATCCTTTTGGTAATGTCATATTATATTATTTTATATTCCCATTTATAACCACCAGCTGTTCTTCTATCACCCCTTAAAACAGCATTTATGTGTTTATACGTTTTTTTTATATTATTAACTGATTCCCATTCTTTAATTATTTTACTATCCAATGTATATTGAATAACTTTCTTCGGTTTTTGTTTATTATGTTTATCCCTTATATCAATAATTTCAATATTTGTTAATGGTTCAGTATTATATCTCCAAATATAGTCACCAGCTGAATTTCGTTTTCTTTTAACAACTAAATCTATATTATTAATATTTAATTTATTTTTAGCTTTGTTAACCGATTCCCATTCTTTAATTATTTTACCATCCAGTGTATATTGAATAACACCACACTTAATTGACGATTTACTAAATAAATCAAAATTTTTAGGTGTTTTTCCTTTTTTAGTTTCTGACATTTTTTTCTTAGTTTTATCACTATGTATCAAACCATAAATTCCATCACCACCTTCCGTCATATTTTTCAAGTTAAAACCCCAACATTTAAATTGTGATATCCAATATTGTTCCATTATTACCCAATCTTCTTCTATTACTATATCAATTATCTCAAGTTTGGGTTTTTCACCTTTATTTAATAAAGATTTTATCCATGCATCCCTCTTATTTAAAATTTTTTTAGTTTTAGCGTCATAAACATGACGATATAATCGTTTCTTGGTGTCACTAGTTTTGCCGACATATTTAACACCTGTTTCATCTGATAATGTATATATTTTAATTTCTCTCATAATAATAAATATACCTACAAGCCACGGAATTCACTCTCATCCACTGGTGCACATAAAATAGTTTTGAATGCACCTTTAAAACCTAAAAGCGTATGTACGTTATCATAATTCTTTGAACCATCATTAACTACACTAAAATATCTCATTTCAGTTTCACTAACTGGATACCCAATGTAGTCACCATAAGCAATTTGTGCATTTAATTCTGTTAATTGAGAATTATAAACCCCAAACCTCAACTGTCCATCTTGTAAATATCTTAATCCACCGCTACTTTCATTGTAAGTTTTATTTTCTGGTTCATCTAGATTCACAATAACACTTAATTCTAATGGTACCTTAAATCTTATCTCATCTTTACCAGCTTCACCATAAATATCATCACTTACACTTGTATTTCTATCTACTTGATATAAGATAACCATCATATTGATGTCACCCTCAATATATTCACGGCCTAATTCGACTTCTAAATTGAAGTCTTCGGCTGAGAAAAATTTGTTAATTCTGTTAATTGGTATAACTTTTTTCATTTGTATATAAATTTAAACCCACCACTTGTTTTATATTTACCATTAAGTACTGAGGATATCCCTGATATATTAATTTTTAATATTTCAGCTGCGATACTTACACTACTCCACTCTCTGATAAATTCACCATTAGGTGTTAATTGTATTATTTTTTTTCTAATTTTATCTTTAGTAAATTCAGAATGGTTTTTACTGAAAAAACCATTATTTTCACCTTTTCTAGTATTAGACATTTTTAATTTAGTCACATCTGATAAAAATTTACCTTTATGTGCTTCACTAATTTTTATTTTAGTTTCATCTGATAAAGGTTTATTTTTTCTACCTTTAAGTGCCCTACTTATTTTATTTTTATGTTCCTCTGATAATTTTTTATCTTTATGAAGTTCGCTTAATTTATTTTTATGTTCTTCTGATAATATTTTACCTTTATGTGACTTACTCATTTTCCTTTTAGTTTCTTCACTATGTTTCCTATTCAACATAGTACCATCTGTTCCACCAATGGTAATATTATATCCTATTTCTTTGTTAGTAGAATTTAATTTTTTAATCCAATACCTTTCTCTTTCATTTAATTCATCTTGTGAATTACATTCTTCTAGTGTTACCTTTACGTGATTTTTTTTACCGTATTTTTTAATGGAACATTTAATTAAATCACCTGAACCAAAATAACTTTTATTATCATTAGAGTTTTGCCCAATATATATCTTATCATTAATTAAATTAGTGGTTTTATATATAATTAGTTTATTAACTCGATTTATTGGTATTTTCTTTTTACCCATGATTTTAAAGTTGCTTTATTGATAAATATTTGAGATAATTTAAATATGACTAAATAGCTTGATTTTTATTCATATTAGATTATATTTAAGGTATGATTAATTTAGACGATTTAAGAGATAGGTCAGCAATTAGTTTACTTGAAACTTATGAAGGTAATAATCCTTACATAATGAGATTTAAGAAAGAATATCTTATAAAGGGTAAATTATCGTTAACTGGAAATCAAACAAAATATATAACTGAGAATATTGATAAGGACCCAATCTTAATTGATAGGGTACTTAGGATTACACCATATTTAGGTGAAGAACTTCAAAAAAGTGAGGGTTTATCATTCATTCCTGAAAAGATACAGGTTCAATTTATCTTAGCTGAAACAGAAAAGACATTTCATATCTATGGTAAAATAAAACGTAACCAAGAAAAGGGTAAATTATACTGGATACCAAAGACACAACTTATTGATGACCCATTTTTCGAGGTAATTGATGTTGAAGTTGATTTTGATAAGTATGCTGCATTGGATTCAGCTGGTAGAACACCATTCGAACATCAAAAGAGTGGTGTTAAGTTTTTATTAGGTAGAAAGGGTTGTATTTTAGCTGATGATATGGGTTTAGGTAAATGTCTAGAAATCAATGAGTTAGTATATACACCTAAAGGTTTAACTAAAATACATAATATTAAAGTTGGTGATAAAGTCATAGGTTCTAATGGTAAATCAACTAATGTTACTGGCGTGTATCCACAACCAAATGGTAAAGAATTATATAGAGTAACATTTAATGATGGTTATTCATTATTAGTTACCAAAGACCATCTATTCACTGTAAGTTCTAATAATAGTAGTGAAAATTCTAAAAATAGAAAAAATAAATATGTAACACTTAGTGTTGAACAAATGTTAGATGAAAATTTAAAACTAAAACAAAGGGGTTATGGGTGGAATGAAAAAAGAGCTTATGAATTTTCAACTTATTATAAACAGAGTAATGGTCAAAATAAATGGCAAATACCAATAGTTAAACCAATTGAATTCAAAAATAAACATGAGTTATTAATAGAACCATACCTTTTAGGTGTTTCATTAGGTGATGGTCATATTAAAAGTGAATCAATTAAAATAGAATTACATAAAGATGATTTCGAAGAAATATTCAAAAACCAAATAATAACAGAAACTAAATCATATGATAATAAAAGGGGTTGTAATATTAAAGTTGGTGAATCATTGAAAAAATTACAATTAGATAATACTAGGTCACACACTAAATTTATACCAGATATATATAAATATTCTTCAATAAAAGATAGAATTTCTATATTACAAGGTTTAATGGATACTGATGGACATTGTATGAAATCTGAAAATGGTAATTTTACTGGTACTGAATATTGTACAGTATCAGTAAAATTAGCTGATGATGTTGCCGAAATAGTTCATAGTCTTGGTGGTATAGTTAGGAAAAAAAGTAAAATTGGTTCATATAAAAAGCCAGATGGTACTAAAGTTATTTGTAAAAAAGCTTATAGACTTAATATTAAATTACCTGAAGGGTTAAACCCATTTAGATTAAAACGTAAAGCTAATATATATAATTCACCTAAGAAATATAAAGTTGGTAGATATATTAAAAATATTGAGTTTGAACGAACTGGTGAATCAGTATGTATATCCGTAGATGCAGTTGATAAATTATTTGTTGCTAATCATGGTATTGTTACTCATAACACTTATGAGGCTATTATCGCTGCGTTAGAGTCCGGTGCTGAAAATATATTAATTGTTTGTCCTTCCTCATTGAAAATTAACTGGGAAAGAGAAATTAACTGTTTCTGTGATGATACAGTCATTATAAATGGTAGAAAATGGGATAGAAGTAAATTCACCATCATCAATTATGATATTCTTAAGAACTTTCATACCTTAGATAAAGGTAAAAAGGGTGACCCAGAGGATTTAGTAATAGAATTCAATCGTCAGTTGGTTAATTCTAAATTTGAGTTGGTTATTATTGATGAAGCTCACTTTTTAAAGAACCCTAAGAGTATTAGAGGTGAAATCATGACTGACCTTTGTGTTAAACATGGTATAGAGAAGGTTTGGTTACTTACTGGAACACCAATTGCTAATCGTCCAATGGATTATTTTAATTTATTGAACCTTATTAAAGCTCCTATAGCGGAGAATTGGCATTTCTTTGCCAAGCGGTACTGTGATGCTAGAAGATTCTTTAAAACGCTTAAGAATGGTCGTAAGAAGCAAATCTGGATAACAGATGGTGCGTCAAATTTATCTGAACTAGCTAGTAAGACTAAAAACCTTATTCTTAGAAGAAAAAAAGAAGATGTTTTAGATATGCCGGATAAGATTGTTACACCTCTATATCATAACTTAACAAAAAGTGGTAGAAGAGAATATGAAAATTTATGGGACGAATATCTTGAAAAACGTAAGCAAGAAGGTAAAAGAGGTAATATCCAACGTGATTTAGTTGAATTAATTCTTCTACGTAAACATATTTCCATGGAAGCTATACCTAATACTATTGAATTAGCTGAAAGTGCAATAGAACAAGACCAAAAGGTTATAATATTCACTAATTTCACCGATGAATTGTATGAATTACAAGCAAAATTTGGAAAAGAGTGTGTAATTCACCATGGCCCAATGAGTAATGTACAAAAACAGATAGCTGTTGATAAATTCCAGAATGATGATAAAATAAAAGTTTTCATCGGGAATATTAAATCAGCTGGTGTTGGTATTACGTTAACTGCAAGTAATGTTGTTATATTTAACTCATTTGATTGGGTGCCGGGTAATAATGAACAATGTGAAGATAGAGCTTACCGTATAGGTCAAGAAAATAATGTATCAGTTTATTACCAATTGTTTGATGATACCATATCAACTAGGATTTGGGGTACTCTTCAAGCTAAGAAAGAAATTATCGCTATTATTATGGGTGAAAATGACTTGGATGAAGATGAAATAATAAATAAGATATTAGACATAGTAGAAGAGAACTTATGATAACCGTTTTTACAATAAAAAATTGTCCATACTGTGAAAAGTTAAAAAAATCGTTGAATGAGAATAATATCGAATTCACTGAGATAAGCGATACTAATCCTAAAAATGAAAAACATTTTGTGCAATTAGTAGCATTAACTAAATCTGAGATGATGCCTACAATCATAGTTGGTAACGACATTTTCGTTCCAAACGTATCATTTAAGACTATAGATGAGGGTATTGGTTTAATTAAAAGTCGATTAACAGATTAATTTTTTTATTTCCTATATTTAAGGATATTTATATAAAAAGAATTATAATATGGGAGCAACAAGAGACGAACAAGAAAGACTATATAGACATGTAAGACATTCATTAGGTGCACCGATTAGACAAATCGAGTTAACCGATGACCAATTATGTACCTTATTAGAAATTTCTATTGAAGATTATGCACAATACGTTCAAGAATGGCTTATAGAACATCAATGGTCATCATTACTTGGTCAACATACTAGTAATATAGATATCGCATTTGCACTAACAACTAGGTCAATCGATTTCGAAACTCAATTTTCTTATGCTTATTCAAAACAAGTTGGACTTCAATCTAGAGGCCCTTGGGAACTTAAAAAAGATTACGTTGAATTAGTAGCTGGTCAACAAGTTTATCAAATTCCAGCTGGTAGAGAAATCAATGAAGTACTTTGGTTAACTCCATCATCAACTGACTTTGCGTTATTCGCCAATTATGGTGGTATCGATTACGGTTTTGGTGGTGGATATGGTCAAATGGGTACTGGTGGTGGTAGACAAGGTGGTGGATACGGTAACGGTGGACGTGGTGGTTATTATATAGCACCAGCATTCGATGTATTATTAACAGCATCTGATATGAACCTTAAAAATAGATTATTAAGAAGTGAAATGACATATAAAGTTACTGCTGGGCCAAATGGTACTAGATTACTTCATTTAATGTCAACACCGGGTTCTAAATTATCATTTGGACATGGAAACGCTGCAAGAACTGGTGGTTTATCAAGTAGTATTGGTTTAGCTGGTTCTAGAGTATGGTATTATTACTATGATACGAATCCGGGTAATATAGATGATTGTAGAAATGAAAATAAAGATATTATTAAATTACCTAACGAGGTTCCATTAGATAGATTGGATTTTGAAGATTTCAATGAACCAACTAAAACATTAATACGTCAATTACTATTAGCTGAATCTAAAAAAACTTTAGGTAGAGTTAGAGGTAAGTATAGTGGTGCGTTAAAAGTACCAGAAGCTGATGTAGTTATGGATTATGAATCACTATTAAGTGAAGGTAATGATGAGAAAAAAGCTGTGTTGGAAAGATTAGATGAAAGATTGAAACGATTATCTTCAGATGCTCAATTAGAACGTAAAGCTGAAGAAGCTGAGAATATTAATAAATCATTATACTTTAGACCATTAGGTATGTACGTTAAATAAAATAATGTTATGTAGAACAAAAAGGGGAGCCAAATTGACTCCCTTTTTTATTGTTTAAAAATTCCACTCTTCCTCATCCACTTTATCTTCGACTTCAGATATTCTTCTTTCCATGAACACCTGTTCATCATCTTTCTCTGGAATATCTTCAGGACCCTTAGTTATCTTAGCTAGTGGGGGTTTTAATGATTTACTTATATTCTCTACATCGGTTACTTCTTCCTCAGTAGGTTGTATATCGGCTGGGTCAGCTTCTGTTGGTGTTTCACCTAAGATTTCTCTTTCACCCACATATTCTATCCACGATTCATAAAGAGAAATTTCTTCTTTCTTTAATGCTTCAACAGCTTCAGTACCCAAACCTTTATAATACTTCTCACGTTCTATAGCCTCTCCTTCGAATTGGAATAATACATCATTCACATATCCATAATCAACTAATGTTAACCCGATAATATCATCCTGTATTAAATTCCTAGAGACAAATGTAATAGTACTATCACTCGTTTTAGGTGTGATAAACTCTAGAATTTCTATAGGTACTTGACCAGTTTCCTTCATAGATTCTAAATCATCTATTTCTAACGCTCTAATAAGAGAGAATATCTTTTTCTTTTCATTCTTCTCATCTTCAGCACGTTTTTCATGCATTCTACGAATATAATCGACTCTAACTTCTTCCCACTCATCTCTACTGATATTATTTGGATAAATCCCTCTAGGTTCAACTTTAGCCCAGAAGTAAATTTCTTTATCTTCCATTCTCATTAAATCTTCATAAGTATCTTGGTCACTAGCTTCATATGGTAAACCAGCATACAATTTAGATTGTTCATGTGTAAAGTATTGTCTCTCTTGAAGAACTATTTTCTTAGTCTTCTTATCTTTAACCATGTCTATCATTATATTATGTCTAATATCAGGATTAAAACAAACTAATAAAGGTTTAATTCTTTTATTAAAAGCTGCTAGATAACGAGCTACATTATATTCATCAGTTGTTAATTCAGGGTCATTTTCTATTTGGTCCCTAGGAATCATCTTACAATTCAAATTAACTTCTTTTGTTACTTTTTGTTTACCTTTTGCATCTAAAACAGGGTTCCCTTCACTATCTACAACTTTAATTGTCTTTGTTTGTAGGTCACCATGAGATTTAGCTGTACCAGTATTAACATAATAAACCATCTCACCTAAATCTGGGTCCAAACCAGCGTTAATTAATAACTCCATGTGAGCTTGTTTTGGTAATGGGTTACCAGCTTTATTCTTTTTCTTCCCTTTAGCTTTATAACCATCAATACTTAACTTAACCTTACCTTTAGAAGCTATTTTAACTAATGGGATTTGGTAATTGTAAATCATATCTACCGTTTTGTAATAATGCTCGATAAAATCAAACCCTTGGTCATTAAGTAATTGTTCTATAGCTGTTGCTAAGAAATCTTCAATATAACCCGGCATCTTCTTAGACTTGATTGTGTTACCAACCAATTTCACTTTAGTTTTACCTTTACTAACTAATTTATCAGCATAGTTCTTTCTAGCGAAGTTGATAGTTGCTTCAGCAATCTCATCTACATCTAATCCCATTCTACCTTCCATATATAAGTCATTAAATTCAGCAACAACTGCATCTAATCCTTTATATTCTTCACCTTCTTTATTGAATCTGTGGATACCCTCTGAAATGTACTCATATTTCTCTACATCATCAGGAATAGCGAAGTTAACACCATCAGTATCCATTACAAGTGCTCTAAAACCTCTCTCAGTAAAGAATCTTACTAATAAACGTAAGTATTGTCTACCTCTACAAGTGGTTTCTTCAGCACAATCCGAATCACCCCAAGGGAATAAGTACGGTGCACCAAACGAACCAAAGAATGAGTTGGCAAGTATTTTAAGTGGTAACTGCTTCTTATCGTAAAGACTAGCCAAAGCTTCCAACTCTTTTTTCTTAGTTGGGTCATCCTCAATTTCAGCCATTTTAGATTTAATCTTCTTCAATTCTTTAAACTCATCACGAGTTTCAGCTACATATAATAAGAAGTTATACATCGCATTTGAAATATCTAATGCTGGGAATATACCGTGTGTTAATTCTATATTTGGATATAGGGCTGCATAATCGAGTTTAGCTACTTTCTTAGCGAAACCTACTTCTAATAATCTAGATAAACCACCAGTAAAATCTCTTTTAGGTTCTAAGGCTGGAACACCTAATCTATTTTCATAAGACCATGCACACATAATTAACTTCCAGATACAAGCGGTTCCCATCGTAGAACTCTTTGCATACGATGTTGGTAATATCTTAGATAATAAGAATGAAGCTTGGTTAAAGATAAAATCAACCTTTTCTGTTTCCCAAAGGTCATCAAGTAAGTATCTTTCAACTATATAAGCACCACTTTCAATTCTATGAGTTTCTTTTAAAGGGTGTTCTTCAGTTATTTTATACCAATCACCATCTTCATCGTTGAATGCGTAATCTACACCATCATTATCCCAAGTTTTATAAATTAAGTCACCCGGAACATAAACACGATTAGGTTTAGCCGCTTCAGAAAATTGAGTGATATACTTAAGGCCCCATTTCTTAATAGATGAGTTAATAGCTTGTGCTCTACGTACAGCGTGTGCTACATCAATAACATTATAACCCCACATTTGAGTTTGGGTATAATATTCAGTATCACCACCTAATTTAAGTGTTGCATTTTCTTTAAAATAAATCTTTTTCCTTCTACTTATTTCTGGATTGTTATCTAATGTTTTAGCATACTCTTTAATATCATGACCAAGAATTTCACAACGAACTCTGATAAAGTTAAAATCAAAATTCTCTGAATTATACCCGGCAATCATATCTGGTTGAATTTGATTAATTCTTTTAAAGAAATCTTTGATTAAATTTAATTCAGCCTGTCTTTTTTCTTTTGGTGTATCACCACAAGCTTCTAATACTTCATTAACATTACGATTATCCTTTAATCCTATTTGAAATATAGCAGATGTTCTAGGGTCTAATCCAGTGGTTTCAATATCAAATTGAAGTCTATGAAGGTCATCATAATCTTCCATACCTTTAAATAGACGTTTACCTGTTTGAATAAGATATTGTTCTGCTGGGGAAAGTGTTTGAAAATATTCTCTGTGGTCACCAAATACATCGCAACCACCATCTTTTAAGAAATTTAATAAATCATTATAAGAACCACTAGTACTTAACATGTACTTATAACCATTCTCTAATCTATCAGGTGTTTCACCTTCATTGTTCTTAGTTCTTAAACCTTCTAAGACTATCTTAGCCTCTTCACATTTTTGTCTGGTTCTCTTTCTATCACCACCATAAAGAATGGCACCGGCCTCATGTTTCATCCAAATAAAAGGTCTGAATGTATCTGGTTCTATTCTTTTACCACCTCTTGGGTCGTTGATAATTAAATCTACTCGATTTGTGTAATAAGTAGCTTCCACTGCTACTATGTATTTCTGAGGGTTTCTACCTTGTAGAAATTTTTCGATGGCCTCTTTACTTACATTTATATTCATCACCACAAAGTTATGGAATTAAAAGTAAGTTGTCAAGTAAAAAGGGTAAATAATTAAATAAGCTTTGTACCGAAGTACAAAGCTTAAAGATACGAAATAATTTCTCAGATTTCAAGGTATTAGCAATTTTTTATTGCTCCATCTCGGATGTGGATTAGCAGCTCGTCTCTGATTGGTGCTATTAATGTCCCGGAATCATCTAAAAATTCAAATACAAACTCTCCTTTGAAAGTTCCACATCTGTTGGTATCTTTAGCTCTCCATTCATATATAACATAATATTCTTCATCACAATCTATACAAGCTTCCTTCAATAAACATGAAGCGGCTCTTTTAGATATTTTTCTTATCCCAGTTTCTACATCGGTCATTGAAAAAGTAATATTAGCGTTTTGAATTAACTCATGGAATTCTTTGTAGTCATTTCTACCATCCTGAATTAATTCCATTACTAATGGATTTAAAGTTGAATTTTTATTAATGAAAAAGTCCATATTGTTAAATTTTAATTTTATTATTTTTTCTTTCGTAAACATTATTAACTAAAATTTCTACAGTGAATAATGAATTACTACCTTTAGATAAATTAT